CTACATGAAAGCCGAGCAGCTTCTTGACCGGGTTCAGGCTTCTGTGCAGTCGTGGGGTCTCTACTTCAACACCGAAGTGCGCGAGATCACTCAACAATCCAATGGCGAGGTCATCGTACCTCAAGGCTGCATAAAGGCAGACCCGACAGATCGTCGGTGCAATCTGACCCTGCGCGGCAGCAAGATGTACGACCTCGACACTGGCACATTCGAGATCGACCAAGACGTTAGGCTGAAGATGATCTTCAAGCTGGACCTCGAAGAAATGCCCCTCAGCGCACAGGAGTACGTCCGTGCAAAGGCCGTGTTTGAGTTCTACCTGAACGAGGACGGCTCGGACCCTAAGCTGAGTAACTATCGCAATGAGCGCGACCGTGGGTGGCAAACCCTGTATCGTGAGCATCTCCGCAACCGCCAAGCAAACATCTACGACAACCCGAGCAATACTGTGACGCAGCTTCGCCGGGGTGACGGACGTGGTCGCTGGCAACCAAGGGTGAACTAATATGGCACTGAAATCAGGTTCCCTCGGAACCCTTCTCCAAGGTGTGAGCCAGCAGCCCGACCGAGTACGCCTCGACGGGCAGGTCTCTGAACAGGTGAACCTGATATCGGACGTGACCCTCGGGCTCAGCACACGCCCTTCAACGAACGAGGGCTCGGAACTCGACCGGGCCACTCGCGAACACGTCTATCAGAACATCAGCTTCGATGGCGTCGATTACATCATTGGCTACAAAGGCGGTGATATTCAGTTGTGGTCCCTCGACGGTACGCGCCAGAACGTGCAGTATCGGAACGGAGCCACACCTAGCTACATCGGCAGCGACATGCAGTTCCATGTGGTTGACAATAAGATCATCGTCCTGAACCGGAACCGCGTAGTGCGCAAGTCCACCTTCATCGAAGGTCGGGACTGGTACGTTGCGCTGTTTCACGCCCTCGGTGGTCAGTTCCTAAAGACCTACGCCGTGCAGTTGAACTTCGGTGATGGCACTGTCATCAACGCAGAGTATCAGGCACCTGACGGGACCACAACCGGAGACGCAGAAAAGACCTCATCGGAGTACATCATCGGTGAACTGGTCTCTACCCTCCAAGCCGATCCGAACTTGCCTTCGGGTACGGTTATCAGCCGACAGTTCGACGTGGCCCGAGTGTTCCATCCTACCATGCAAATCCGTGTCGGTGTCTCAGACGGCGAAGGCGGTGAAATCCTGCGGGGTGTATCGGACACTGTGAAGAAGGTCGAGGACTTGCCTCGCTTCGCACCCAATGGTGCAGTAGTCAAGGTGGTCACGAGCGAGGCTGACGAGGACGACTACTGGCTCAAGTTCGATGCCAAGGACACCATCCCAGAGAACGGCTCTGCTGGCTTCGGTAGTGAGGGCGTCTGGCAGGAGTGGTATGATCCAACAGAGGAACGCCACTTCAGTCTTGGCACCATGCCGCACGTCATCATCCCCGAGGGTGGTGCGTTCTTCGTTGAGCGAGGCCCTTGGCTTCCGCGAAGCGTTGGCGACGAAGACAGTGCGCCGTTCCCAAGCCTCATCGACAAGCCGATCCGAGACGTGGGTGGGTTCGAGGGCCGATTGGTTATACTGACGCCTGACACGGTGGTAATGTCCCGCACGAACTTCCCCTTCGATTTGTGGCGAGAGAGCGCGACGGTGGTGTCTGCAACGGACCCTATCGACATCAGCAGCACGAAGAAGGACGACCTCAAGCTGGACTGGTTAGTACCGTTTGACCGCGATATGTTCGTGATGGCCGATCCGGGCGACAGTCAGTTCGTGATCCGTGGTCGTGGCCTCGACCCCAACACGGTGAGCATGGTTCTGACCACAGAGTTCGAGATCACATCGGGCGGTACGCCGCCTGTGTCAACTGGACGGACGATCCTGTTCCCCTTCACCGCTGGCGGGTTCAGCGGCATCAAGGAGTTCTACACTGACAGCGACACTGCCGTGAACGCGGCGAACAGCCTGACAGAGACACAGGACAGATACATAAATGGCCTCGTGACGGGCCTCGAAGTGAGCCAGAACTTCAACATGGGACTGCTTCGTACAAACCAGAGCCGCAAGACGGTATGGGTGTACAAGTACCTGTGGGACGGCAGAGACCCTATGCAATCCGCTTGGAGTAAGTGGGAGTTCAAGGACGATGTGGAACACTTCTTCTTCCGCAACAGTATCGTGTACTTTGTGTCGAGTGACGCAGATGGTGATGTGTTCTTTCACAGTCTTGACCTTAACCGACCCGTGACGGCATTCGGCTACCACGCTATGCTGGACCGGCAGGTTACGAGACAGGCAGTCGTGCAAGGTGAACTCACCAGTATCGACATTACCTACCCAGAAGCGCGTTTCCTTCAATCCACCGGGTGCTCCAATCCCGGCCTAGAAGCGAAGCCGACACTGGAAATCAGGATCGACGCCACGACCACACGGTACTTCTTCGATCCAGCGGTCATACCTGCGAGTGCTTCGGCACTATGCGGGCAGACTGTTCGCTGGCAACTGGAACCGTCGCAGGTGTTTGCTAGGGACTATCAAGCCCGTATCGACACCAGCCAGAAAGTGACCATTCAAGACTACGTTGTTCATCTGGACAACAGTGGGGAGTTCAAAGCCATTGGCAAGAGCCCCTATAGCGATGATTGGGAGTACACCGCCTTCGTGTTCCCGTTGGACGACGAGCCACTCGATCCCGAGAGACTTATCATCCAGAACGGGCCGTTCTACATCCCTTGGGGTGAACGAGCGGACTGGTCAACAATGCTCCTCGAAGGCACCGACATCAGACCCGTGACCATTCACGAAGTGGAGTGGATCGGACAAATCCTCAGAACGAAAGGACGGAGGGCATGAAGGGCATGAATACACTGATGCTATCCCAAATGGGGATGTCCCTTGCGTCAAGCTGGGGCGATTTCCAGAAAGCATCCATCCAAGCCGACATGCAGGAACGCATCCAAGCGTACCGTAACACCATGTCGAAGCTGAGTGCCGCTCGCAGCCTGAACGCTGTTACGGTCAACGAGGCTCGGGCAGGTGACGCAGCAACGGTGGCAGACGTGATGATCCAGAAGCAGTCGATGCAAGATCAGGCTCAGCAAGAGGTTAACGCGGCTGCTGCGGGTGTGACGGGCAATAGTGTCGAGATGGCGGCGCGTGACTTGCGGGCTTCCGCAGGTCGCGCAAGCTTCGCTCAGAAGCGACAGTACAACCAGCAGATGACGGACATCTCGAACCAGAGAACCAGCATCGCTATCGGTGCAATCACCAACCAAGACATTCAGGTGATCCCGCAACCCTCAGTTGGCAGTATGCTACTGGGCGTAGGAACGAACCTCCTGAACATCTACGACAGTAATCAGCCGGAAGGCAGTCGTCTACTCGGACCCAACGGTGGGCGTGTGAACGACACAGAACGGCTATAAGGAGTTAAACATGGCCCAAGGACTTGAACGGCGAGCGCAGCCGGTGGACAACTTGCGCGGACAGGAGGCAGTCAACCCTGTCACCCGAAGCGTACCCAACATGGGCTCCGTGCCTACGCCGCGCGTTCCCGAGGCAACCTTCGGGGCACAGATCGCTGAAAGCGTTAATCGGTTCGCCGGTGAGCGCCTTCAGCAAATCCAATCGAAACGTCAAGAGAGGAGCATGATGGATGGCCAAATCGCGGCCATGCAGGGTGCTTCGTTCGAGAGCGTGGAGATGGAAGGAGACAAGTGGGCGCTTGAAGGCTGGCGGGTTGTATCCGCTAAGACGATGGCGTCAGGTCTTCTCAGGGCGCAAGAGGCCGATATCGACTCTGGTGCCTACGAGCAAGACCCCGACACCTACCGCCAGACCCTCGTGGAACGGATCGACGCCCTGACGGCAGAAATCCCCGACGACCGGACCCGGATGCTGGCCCGTGACAACCTCATGGAGCAGATGCCGACACTGGTGGACGCACACATGCGCCAGAACATCAGCTTCCGCGAACAGCAGAACTTCGATGCACTGGCAGGATCGGTTGATACGCTCAGCCGGGACAACACTGCCACTGGTGCCCTCGTCGCTTTCGCTATGGGCGAGAGTGAGGCAACCGCTGGTCTGTCTGTTGAGCGCCGCCGCGCTGCTGTTGTGCAGGGCGTAGTGAACTCGTTCACGAACAACAACCCAGCAGCGTTTGCGCATTTGGAGGCCGCTGGCTTCCTGACCACTGAGCACCTGACAGCTTCGCAGCTTCAGACTGTCAGGACTGCGCAACGTCAGTACGAGGCTCGTTTCCGTGAGCAGTTCAATGCTGAACATCATCAGGAAGTCACCCGTATCCAAGAGACTGCTGCGAAAGGCAACCTCGATCCGTTGGTGGCAGCGGAACAACTTGCA